TTAGGTTGCACAAATGCAAACTCGTCACAGTATAATAGCGAGATACTCATACCACGTCCTGTGTTGCCTGTAGTTGTTTGACTTACAATCCTACTACCATTTTCAAACTCTATGCTACCTTTGTTGTAACTTGTAACACCTGCTCGAATATGGTCTGGACAGCTTTCATATACAAATCTTATACGTGACATAATCTCTTGCGCACCTGTGTATTTGTGTGCAGCAATAAGCACTGTTTGATCAGGAACAAACATAGCATACCAAGCCAAGTAAATACTAGCACAAGTTGTCTTACCTGTTTGTCTAGGCATCATATTAATATTAAATCTGTAGCTATGATAACTGTTCATTAATCCTAATTGATATTCGTAAGGATCGTACAACAGCTTGCCTTGTACAGGATGCTGAATGTAAGCAAAGTTTTCAGCAAAATACAAGTACCCAGTATCTGGGTCCATGCATTTCATAAGCTCTTCTATTTGAACTTCAGTAAATGTTTCTTTTTTATTCGCCTTTTTAATTAAGACGCCATCTAAACTTGTCGACATAATGTATTTACTCAAAAGAATAGCGCCCGTAGGCGCTATTGAGTACTCTGGGGGGTTTAATCACACTTGCATGAACCTGGTTCACCACGCTTCTTACCAGCAACTTTTGTACAGCCTTTCCAGCACTTCTTGTAGATTTCGCTGTTGCCGTGACGCTTACCTTCTGGTAAGTTTGCTAATTCTTTTTTCTCGGAAGCAGTTAACATTGCATTACCGCACTCGTTACATGTTCCTTCTTTCATTTCATTTAAAGCATCCCATAATCTTGCTTTAATTGAATCTTCTAGTGCCATTGGATTGTCGCCATCGGCTGCTTTTTTGTATGCTTTCTTTTCGCGGTTTAATCCACCTGACAAATCTTTTGTCATTGTTTGTGTATCTGCATACTCTTCGTCTGGCTCGTTAGCATAATCGTCGTCTAATTTATGTGCTGTGTCTTTGTTCATTTTTACTGGGTGCATTTTTCCTGATCCTGGAGGAAATTCAAATTCACTTTTATGTGCTCTTGCTGCTGCCGCTGCTGCTTGATTGTATGCATTTTCGTCTACTTCTTCTTCACCTACTTCTTCTTCAGCTCTGTTTACAATACTAGAAAAGTTTTCCATATCTGTACGCATATCATTTGCGCCTTTTAATGGCATTGGAGGCATCTCTGGCATGTCGTCTGGCCCTACTGTATGCGCATGATCTGCACCTGCTGCACCCTTGACAATATCTAATAGTCTTCCAACTTCATCTGCGCTATCTGCGTTCATTGAAATATTCATAGAAGCCATTTCTTTAAGTTCTTTTTTTTGTGAATCAATACTGTTCATTGATTCTATTATTTTTTTCATGTCCATAATTAACTCCCCATAACACTTTTAGTGTTTTCTGTTTCAGTGATGTCTGCTGACTCTCCTGCTGCTACGCCATCTATTGGACTATGATCGTTGTCTTTACGAGCAGTTTCTAATTCTTTTAACAAGTCCATTACACGATTGTCGCCAACTGATTCTTGAGCGCTTTCGCCGCCCATATCATCTTTGCCTAGAATTGCTTCATATGGCTCGTCTTTCTTTTCTGCTTGATACTCTTCGGCCATTTCATTAGGATTGCGCACTATTATATGTGTTTGTGGACAACTACAACACTTACTAATATATTCTTGCATTACTTGTGATGTTGTTGGATAGTTAACTTCTGCTTCAAAGTAAGTAACTTCCATATTTTCTAATTGTGGGAAATCTAATGGACGTTCTTGTATTGGTGTTTTTTTACCTGTAGACAAATTTGCTAAATTATATTTTTCTAAACAAGTTTCTAACATATCAACAAAGTCTTCAGGTAGTGGTCCTGCAACACCTATTTTAAAAGGATAACTTTTTTTTGATTCTGTTAAAAATTCTATAAACGATTTCATTGTCTGATTCCTAATGCTGTATGTTATTTATCATTATTAATGCCTTTGATGCGTTCTAAGAGACTATTTCTATCAGTAACAACATACCCTTCACCATTAACTATGTCACCATCTCCTGGTGATATGTCTCTATCCATTTTTTCTTTTTTAAGTTGCAATTCGATCATTTTTAATTTTTTATCCATCTTAGCAACTTTAGCATCTAATGATGTTTTTAGCATACCGCCAGCAACTTCAAATACTCTACCACTATAACGACTTTCAACATTCATACCTAAATCCATTAAGTCTTCATATGCACTCATTGCTTTATCAGCAACTTCGTTAAGCTCCTTGTCAGCCATTTCACCTAAGCCTTTAACAGCAGGTAATGCACTTGCTATTTTATCAAATTCAGCAATATCTCGTAATGTAGATTCTTGTTCTACTACTGCTTTAGATGATTTAGATTCTTGTTGTGACTCTTCTATTAATTCTTTCGAATCAGGTAAATTTAAAAGCTCTTCTAATTTTTTGGTCATTTAACTTCCATTATATGCTACTATTATTTATCGTTTACCATTATGAAAAATATCATTTTCTGTAACTACTCTAAAGAATATACCTTTTTGTTTACAGTATACTCTTGCTGCTTCCCATTTAGCTTGATTAAGAATAAAACTTGCTTGGTTATGTTTACTACGACCAAGTTTTTCTTTAATTGCTTGGTTTGCAGGTTTAACTTCTATTAATTCAACTTTTTGTTTTCCATTTTTGTCAGCATATACAATAAAAAAATCTGGGACATATATAGTCTGTTTACCGGTTAGTGGATTTCTATACGGAATTTTTATAGCTTCACTTGCCCATTGACTTACACTTGCATGTTCATCGCAAAATCTCATAAACGCAAATTCCCAACTGCTTCGATATGTTGGCGTTCTACCACCAACGTATTTGGCAGGGTTTTTAAGATTAAATTTACCTTGAGCAAATCGTCCCATTAAACTATTATGTTTCTAGACTCTGTAGTGTTTATTATAGTATCTGTTTTAACACCTAGCTCGCTAGTACGTTGTCCGTTAGCATTTATAACTTCTAAAACAACTTTACTTAATACTGGAGATTCAACTGAACCTAATGTATCTAGTAATTCGAATATTTTAATGTTATCTAGTTTAGCTTGTTTTAATAAAATTGCCGAAACACTTGCTGCTGACTGAGGTGAAAATCCTCTTTTTTCAAAAAACGCAATAGTAGCATCAACTTGATTACTCGGAAATGACAGTTGTTTTGTAAAATAATTATCAAAGTATTTTTTTTGATCTTCCATAATTTCTCCTATACAGTATTTAACGCTGTACTTGCTAATTTTAGAATTTTTGGATTATCAGCTCTTAACGCTGTGTACATTTCATTTAAATAATAATCTTTAGAAGTAGTAGTAAGAGATGCATAATTAGTATTACTAGTTGTAAGATTATAATATTTTTCTACAGTATTATTTCTTAAGGTAACATTTTGATTTAATATGTTAATAATATGATTATTATCATAAGTTCTTAAATTTGTTTTATTTTGTACTGCTGCTGTTGTTTGTTTTGTATTTTTAGGACTTGAGAAAAATACACCATTGATACCAATATTATCTTTATTATTTTGTTGATTAAATATTGTTTCTAATCCGTTAGGACGATGCCCTTCTAATGACAAGTCCCTAGTGTTAGTATATGCATCTAAAGTTTCGGTTAGTGTATTACTATATGACGGATTGTGTTGTGTATACATTTTATCTTCAAATTTCTTAGATAAATTGTTAACCATAGATCCTGGACCTTCGTTAAGTGTATCACTATTATTACCAATGAAACTTTTTTCTTGATCGTAATGTTCAGGTGTTGCAAATCCTTTAGGTGCACTACCTTCTACAATATCACCTGTTTCGTATTTTACAGCTTCATACTGTAATTGCATAGTACTTTCTAATACTTCACTTCCTGCACTTGCATCAACACTATCATGTTGCCAGCCTGTAATCTTTGGCATTATTAAATGTGCAGTGTGATGAGTGTGTCTACTTAATTCACTTATGCTTATACGTGTAAAAAAAGGTTCGTCACTGCCGTTATCTAATCCGTATTTTTTTGGTCCTAGTGGTTTATAAACATTATTGGTTGGATATAAACTTTGACTATCAGCAAAATAATAATCATAATATGCTTGCCACAATCTAGTAGTAACACCTTCATTGTCATCGTGGAATCTAATCACAACTGGTGAATAATCTAGTCTTGTATGCACAATTTTTTTTCTATTATATTGTTGTTTTGTTTCTGTTTCTATATCAAACTTAGGTAAGTCAGCATACTTAGCAAGTAAACTTATTTCATTGCCATGTTTTTCTACAAAGCCACCTGCTACTGAACTATTAATAGTAAAACTTACATGATATAAAAATTTATGTTTAGGAGCAAGTCTATAAAAATTATCTACAAATGTGTGACTGCCGTGCCAATAGTCAGCAAATGTAACTTCGCTTTGATTATTAGTTGATCCGTATTTGGTTGTCTTGTTTGCCATACTAATATTTATCTTAATTATTAAGTGGGTATATAATAAAAAAGGAGCCCTAAAGCTCCTTTTAAATATTAATTGTATCAGTTTTAGTTAAACTGTACCTGATCCTGTAGATAGCGATCCGCCGCCTGTTGGAATACTTTCAGCTGATATACCACCGCCTACTGTTTGTATTGCATTATCATAACGTATTGCTAAAGTAATTTGTACTGGATCGTTTGTTGAATATGCTAATGTATTATAGTTAGCATTCTGTACAAAACAACCATATAGCTCAAATGTGTCTAATACATTAACAGCAGTATTACCATTGCCGCCATCTAAAACTTCAATTTTTGTTGTAAATTTATAGTCAATGCCTGACGGTGCACTTGACTGTTCAAAGAAATCATATTGCTTTTGAATCTGTTCACCTACAAGTTTTTGAACGTTATTGTTTACGTCTTCACGTAAGTTAAGCGTAATTGCTTCCCAAGCAGGCTTACCTGCTAGGTATACACGTGAATTGTAAACTGGAAGTTCTATTTCTTCGAAATTTACTGTAGGACGAGTTACATCAATAACTTGTTTTGTTAACTCAGTTGTTGCTGATCCTAGTCCAAAGTTAGTAAGTGACACTCTAAAGCGGTACTGAAGTTTTGGCATCAACAAACCTTGTGTTTGATTGCCGGTTCCGCCGTCTAGTGGCACTGTAATTTTTGATAGTGTTGAAATTGCCATATTTTACTCCTGTACACAAGTATTTATCATTTGTAGGGGATTAAGAATTAACCCCCTACTTAATGATTTTAAAGACCTGCGATCTCTCCTGTATTTTTCAAGCGTAGTGGAATATAGATAAATTCAACTGCCTTGATTGGTTCAATTGCAATGTCTAAGTATAGCTCATTACGGTCAATTCTAGCTGGTGTGTTGTTTGTTTCATCACATACAACTAGATAATCGTTAAGTGCTCTTAAACCTGTAAGCTCTAACATTAAGCTCTCAGCTGCTTGTTTAATCTCATCACGTGTGATTTTATCATTTGGTTCAAAGATATAAGGTTTAGCTAATTTGTTAAGCTGACTTCTTAGATAAATTACAAGTCTTGCAACGTTAATTCTATCCAATGCACTTGCATTTGCTGCACGAGTTTTTTGACCAAAGTTAACAAGTCCTGCACCTGTAATAAATGTAACTGGGTTAACTCTATTACTATACAATGTGTCTCTTTGACCTTCGTTTAGTGCTACTGCAACAAATTCACCTTCGCTACTAATGTAACCAGTTGATGTTGCGTTAGTAATGCCGCCACGTCTTGTACCTGCTGGTGCAAACCATGGATAAGCAACTTGATCACTTAGTGCAAATGTACGTAGCATCATGTGTGAAGCAGGAACAACAACATTGTTACCAAAGTTATCACTGCTAAATCCGCTTGGATAGAACACAGCCATGTACTCATCACTGCTTACTAGTCCATCGTCATTATCTTCAACTGCTGCTGCAACGTTTGTTGCCCAGTTGTTTAATGATGTTGCATCTGGTGTTAAGCGCATTGGACTATCACCTAGTACAAATGCTGTTAAGCCTCTGTCAAAGTTTAAACTTACCATTTCACCGATTAGTTCTGGATATCCAGGTGTTGCCATTAAGTTAAACAGTCTTGATTCGTCATCTCTGATTTCATCGTTACTATTAACCATTGCTTGTAATGCTTGTACAACAACTTTACGCTGTGCATGACGTCCAAAGCTACCTGAACCATCTGCTTGATTACCTGATTCTGTAACCCAACGGTGCTCATAATAATTAGTCATTACTGCATCACTCATACGTGGATTTGTAGTAGTTGTATCAATTGCATTACGTACAAATTTCTTAACATTAAATCCACTTCTGCGTGTATTCCAAAGTACCATACCTTTTGGATAAAGTGCTGGATCTGGAGCATCTGGATCTAGATAGTCACTAGTTAACATTGCATCCATTGCACCTGCTACACTATTTGCACCTGCTGTTGACCAGCGAGCGTCTGCAAATAATACACCATTTTCAGTTGTTTGGTCTGCACTGTCTAATGCTACCCATTTATCTGTTACCCATCTGTAAACTTTTGGATAATTTTCTAAATCAGCTGTGCTAATCCAAATGTCATTATCAACTAATGCACTCTTACTAGTATCATTTTGTGTTAATGGCTCACTAGCTGCAACAATTGGTCCTGTTGCATTAGTGCTTGAATACACGTTATGATAACCTCTCCATGTAGTACCGTCATGTACCATCATGTCTACTTCATCAACAATCGAGTTGTACCATAATGTACCGTCTGCTGTAAGTGCCTTTGGCGCTGTTGCAGAAGCAGTGTATGTTAGTACTTTCCAATTTGAAGCAATAAAGTATACAGTTGAATCTTCAGCTGTATTATCATAAAGATTAGATGTTGTTCCTGGAACAAAACCAGCTGCTGACAAAGCACCGTCGTGGTCAACAAAACGAATTTCGCCACCTAATGCATGTGTAACAACAACTCTATTTTGTGAGTCAACACTTGCTGTAACATTTGTAAGTCCTGCAGAGTTAATAGCAGCTGCCATTGTTTCAGCATCTGTTGCATCATTTAAATATGTTGCTGATACTTCAACTGCTGCACTTAATGCCGCCTGGCCTTTTACACTTTCCATAATGTCAAAGCGATGAGTTGCTGCTGGAATACTTGCTGCAATAATACTACTAGTTATTGTTGTAGCACCACTTACAGTTCTAGCCATAATTTTAAAGTTCGCTTCAGTTTGTGTAACTTCGCCAACGTTGTACTGTACATATGTTGTGCCAGCTGCTAAGTTTGCACCGCCGCCTGCTTTATCCATATTAAACAATGCTGTGTGGTTATCTGCATATAATGGAGCAGTTGCATCTGACCATAATTGAGTTGTTGCATTATATTTTTTAACTGACCATTTTGCACCACTATTAGGTTCTGTAGTTTTAACCCAAATTGAACCTGTTGGACGTGGTGTTGTATCGGTACTTTTCCATTCAGGAACACTTGTATGTGCTGATACACTTACTGCTGGTGCAGCATGTGTGCCTACTAATCCTAGTGTTGCGCCTGATGTACCTGTTGTATCTGAAATTACAACATTTACTCCTGTAGAATAAATTTCTAACACACCATTAACGGCTGCTGCACTAATTCCAGCAATAGAAAGACCATTAATATCACTTGCTAAACTTGAAGGAGTTGTGCCTGTTGTTGTTACAGGTACAGTATTAATAGTAATTGTATCGCCTGCTGAATGAGCCGATGCTGTTGCAGTTACAGCAGCATGGCTATTTTGCCAATCGTCTGTACCTACTTCAACCCATGTGCCGCCTGCATTTTTGTACCATAATTTATTAAGTGTACTAACTGCTACAATAGCATAGTCACCTACGCCGCCTACTGAGCCTTTTGGTGCTCCGGGTGAACTAGCTGAACCAGTAACTTTTGAAACTTCAGTAATAACAATCGGGGTTGTTACACTAAATGATTGTCCGCCTGCTGTTGTTTTAGCTGCTCCGTTCCATGTAAAAATACCAAACTTAGTATTTGTCGTGTCAAACCACCATGTTCCGTCTGCTGGATTAGAACCTGGTGCTGTTGCACTTCCTTCTAGTTCGCCTAAATCTAAATCTGCACGGACTACCCATGCTCGGTTTGCAACACCTAAAAATGAGTATGCTGCCTGTAATCCGTATTCGTTTAATTCACTACCGTGAATTGGATTATTATTTGTATCTGTATAAAATAGTGGATCTCCAAAGGTATCTGCAAGATCTCGTTGACTTGTAATTAAATAAGCCTTTCCCGAATTTGCTTTTTGAGTACCTTGCGCAACACCAGTGCCACCTGCATTGGTTTTATTTTGCTTTGATGCCACAAATATCATTGGTACGGTGCCTGGTTCAGATGGGGTATAGAACGACTCGTCTATTACCTTAACTTCTACACCGGGTGATGTTAATGCCATTGCGTTATCTCCTTGAAAGTAAACTTTACAAATGTATTTAGTCAAGTCGAGGTAAAATATACCTATTATACGCTATAAAAAGGGGAGCAAAAGGTGTAAATATAGTATGAGACCATTATGTATATGCGGAATGCGGCCTGCTGCTGTAAATTATAAAAAAGATAACAAAACATACTATCGAAAGAAATGTGAAATATGCAATAAACATGGCGGAATTGGGCATGGTATTCCTAAATGGAAATTGCGTGGATATACAAAAAAAGATACATGTGAAAAATGCGGCTTTGCTAGTAAAAACAAAGAGCAATTTAATGTATACCATATTGATGGCAACTTAGATAATTGCAAGTATAATAACTTAAAAACTATTTGTGCTAATTGTCAGCGTGTTTTACAAAAAGAAGGAATTAAGTGGAAACAAGGTGACTTAATAGCAGATTTTTAGGTTGACTTTTTTTGTAGTTTTGTTATAATATAATAAATTAAAGGAGCACTTATGATAGACTACAAATTTAATGAAAAAAATTATATAGACGAATTCCAAGCATATATTGATAAGACATATGATGGACATTATTCTACAAATAAATTTCAATCCACTGAAGTTATTATTGATAGAGGAAATGGTACTGGATTCTGTATGGGGAATGTAGATAAGTATTCAAATCGATATGGTAAAAAAGGTGAACGTGATGATCATCGTAAAGATCTAATGAAGATTTTACATTATGCACTTATACAATTGTATGTGCATGACAATGATCTTTAACCAATTGTAAAAGAATACCCAGTGCCGCCTGCAACTGCCATAGATATTTCTTGCTCTAGTTTATCCAGTTCGCCTTGTGCTTCTGCTTTTAATGCATCACCGTTAAGAGTGCTTCCGCCTTGGGGTCCTGCAATAGTAGCAAACTTTGAACGTGCTTCGCCTAGCATGTATTTGCATGTAGCAAGGGTATAACTTTTAATCCATTGTATTGCCATATAGTCGTCGATAAGTTGCTCATCACCGCGATAGTTATAAACATATAACATTAGACTTTCTTCTGCTCTTGGGCGCTGTAATATTGTAAGTTTCTTAGCTTGCGAATTCCATTTAAATTCAATAAATGATCCAAACATACGTCCTACTAATTCTTGATATTGACTGAACATATCATACGTTGCTAAACCGCCCATGTTAGAACTTGCTAATAGGTATGTATTTGTATATGCCATATTAAATGGTTCAAATAATGTGCCGCCGTCACCGCCTCCTGTACGTGAACCAATTGAACGTCTAAAGATTTGACGAACTTCTACTACTTCTCGTGGTAATATGTATTCGTTTTGATCTACAACTGTAGGTAAAAACATATATGACTCTTCAACAGAATGATCGCTGCGTTGTCTATAACGTGTTAACGCAGTTTTAAGTGCAGTGTCGTAATGAACAGGATCGAGTTCCACATCAACCATACCGCCGCCTAACATAGCGTATACATAATCATATATTTCTTTTTTCTTAGTAGTTAAATCAGCCATAAATATTCTCCACATAGTATTTATCGTATATAACACATATCGATAAATATGTATATGCCAAGATTAAGTTTATACAAACCAGAAAAAGGCAAGGACTTTTATTTCCTTGATCATACCATCGGAGAGATGTTTACCGTCGGCGGTACTGATGTTCACATACATAAGTATATAGGACCAGAAAACACATCCGAGGATGCAAGTACAGCTGATCGACCTCAATACGATGTTGTAAAAGAAACTAATATACAAGACCTATTATTTCTAGAAAATAGAGATAGAAAGTATGATCCTGATGTTTATCAAATACGAGGAATTTACAATGTACAAGACATTGACTTTGACCTAAGTCAGTTCGGACTATTTTTACAAAATGATACATTGTTTATGACAGTGCATATAACTAGCAGTGTTAAATCTATTGGTCGGAAACTTATGTCAGGTGATGTTATTGAATTACCTCACTTAAAAGACGAATATGCACTTAACGATTTTGATGTTGCATTAAAAAGATTTTATGTTATTGATGAAGTTAGTAGATCAGCAGAAGGATTTTCACAAACTTGGTATCCACATCTATATAGGTTAAAACTAAAACAGATATACGACGGTCAAGAATTTAAAGAGATATTAGATTTACCTGCAAGTGAGGATAGCGACAACACATTACGTGATGTTTTAAGTACGTTTGAACGTGAAATGCAAATTAACGAAGCAATAGTACAGCAAGCAGAAGCAGATTCACCGTTGAGTGGATATGAGACAAGTCATTTGTATACTAAAAAAGTAGCAGAAGACGGAACAAATATCATTGAGCAAAGTTTTCCATCTGATGTACCTGAAGTAGTGTCTGAGCGTATTACAGAAGAAGGTGTTAAAGACGACTATGACGGATACCTTATAGGTGATGGTCTAGCACCTGATGGAGAAACGTTTGGGTTTGGTATTAATTTTCCATTAAATGCTGCTACCGGAGATTATTTTTTGCGCAATGACTTTTTACCAAATAAACTGTTTAGATATAATGGATCTAAATGGGTTAGACAAGAAGATAGTGTACGAATGACATTATCAAACACTAATTTGCGTCAAACACAAAAAACATCATTTATTAACAACACAAATACAAGTACAATAGGTGGCGATGTTATAGAAGAAAGACAATCGTTAAGTAAAGCACTTAGGCCTAAGGCGGACAATTAATGCAGCATTTTTATGATGGACAAATAAGACGTTATCTTACGCAAATTATTCGATTAATGAGTAATTTTCAATATCAAGACAACAAAGGACAGTTTACTAATATTCCAGTAATGTATGGTGATATGACTAGACAAGTATCTAGTATTATCAGAGATAACTCAGAGAATAAAATACCAAGTGCGCCGCGTATGTCTGTGTATGTTACAGGTTTAGAAATGGACCGATCACGTACTAGCGATCAAAGCTATGTAAGCAAAGTAAATGTACGTGAAAGAGAATATGATCCAGCTACAAATACCTATGGTGAAGAACAAGGTAATGCATATACTGTAGAACGTATTATGCCTGTACCATATATACTAAGTGTTAACGTAGATGTATGGAGTACTAACACTGATCAAAAACTTCAGATTTTAGAACAACTTTTATGCTTATTCAATCCTAGTTTAGAAATACAAACTACTGATAACTATGTCGATTGGACAAGTTTAAGTGTTGTACACTTAGAAAACATAAATTGGAGTAATAGAAGCATTCCAGTAGGTGTTGATAGTGAAATAGATGTTGGGTCGATTAGTTTTACAACACCTATTTTTATTAGTCCACCTGCAAAAGTTAAAAGATTAGGCGTTATTACAAATATTATTACAAGCATCTTTAATGAAGAAGCAGGTGTAATCGACTTTGGTGAAGCAAGGCCTACACTCGATGCATACCAAAACAACCCGTTAGGGTCTACAAGTGAAAATAGAGACGGCGATTCACGTAAGGCTATTAGAGGCGATACAGATGCATTAGCTAATGTTAACTATAATAATTATAATATTGTAATTCTTAATAATACTGCATTAATTGTTGAAGGTGCTACTGTTGGTGAAATTGACTGGCAACCAATGTTTGAACAATTTTCTGGTCCTTATAGATCTGGTATAAGTAAGTTATTCTTAAAAAGATCTGATATTAATGGTGATGTTGTTGCTACATTTACATTAGATCAAACAAATACAAAACGTTTAATTTTAGATTTTGACGAAGATACATTACCTACGGATACTATCATTACTAGTACATTACAAAATAAATCAAAAATTGATTATATTATTGATCCAACAAATTATGACCCATCATCTATAAAATCTAGTGGAGTTAGACTATTATTACTATCAGCAATTGGACCACATACTGGCGGACAAGGCCCAGTAGCTTGGCAAAATACAGACACAACGTATCTTACAGCTGGTGCAAATGATATAGTAGAATGGGATGGCTCAAATTGGACAGTAGTATTTGATGCTTCTGCAACATCTGATATTACATATACATCAAATTTAAATACCGGAGTTCAATATAAATTTAACGGTGTAGAATGGGTCAAAGCATACGAGGGTGAATACCAGGTTGGCACCTGGAGAATTGTACTTTAAAATATATACTGTATGAAAACAAATATAGTATGTAGTGGAGCACTTTTCTTTTCTAAAGAAACTGAACGATTTTTACTGTTGCATAGAGCAAATGGTAAAAAAAATAACCTTTGGGGATTAGTCGGCGGCGGCAATGAAGAAGGCGAAACTCCGTTTGAAGGTTTAAAACGAGAAATTATTGAAGAAATAGGAAGTATGCCGCCTATTAAAAAAACTATTCCTCTTGAAAGTTTTGTAAGCAATGATGAAAAATTTCATTTTCACACATATTTGTGCTTAGTAGAGCAAGAATTTATACCTATTTTAAATAATGAACATAACGGTTATGCATGGGTTTCTTTCGGTATGTGGCCAAAACCTCTCCATCATGGACTTAAAAATACCCTTCAAAGTAAAGTAAATCAGACAAAATTGCGCACAGTTTTTCAAGTAATATCTTTACTTGACGAAATTTAAAAAGAATGTTATAATAAGTTATGAAAGTTCTAGTTATAGGCGATATTATAATTGACAAATACATCTATGGATCAAGCCATCGCTTGAGTCCGGAAGCACCTGTGCCTGTAGTTGCACAAGATCGTATAGAAGAATCTATTGGTGGTGCAGGACTTGTTTATAAAAATTTAAAAAGTCTAGGCGTAGATGTTGATCTAGTTGATATTTTTGACAAAGTTAGCGTAAAAACTAGAGTAATTTGTGACGGTCATTATGTCACACGCATAGATGACGATTATTATGCAGACGGAGAACAGTTTCTTCAGTATATTTTAACACAAGATTTTAGTGATTACGACTATGTAATATTAAGTGATTACAACAAAGGCGTGTTAACCGAATCTTTAAAAATCATCGAACATATTAACCAGTTTAATTGTCGTGTGATTGTAGATCCTAAAGATCATGCAACACATTATGAAGGTGCTTGGTTAGTAAAACCTAACGAAAAAGAATTTCAAGAATACTTCCTTAACTGGCAGGGTAATATTATTACTACTCGAGCAGGTAAAAGTGTTATTGCTAAAATAGATAATGAAGTTTATGAAGTAGCTGTAGACAATGTCGAAGTTAGTGATGTAACCGGCGCCGGCGACTGTTTCTTGGCTGCATTTGTTTATGCCCTTACAAAAGATTACAATTATAAAAAAGCAATCGAACTTGCTGTACAAGGATCAACAGAAAGCGTTAAGCATGTTGGTACATACATTCTTACAGAAAAAGATCTAAAGAAAAAAGTAGTGTTTACCAATGGGTGTTTTGATGTACTACATAAAGGACACCTTACACTGCTTAAACAAGCCCGTAGCTTAGGTGATAAACTTGTAGTAGGACTAAACAGCGATACTAGTGTAGCACGACTTAAAGGTGCTAATAGACCGTTTAATGATGTTAATACACGTAAAGAACAACTAGAACTTATTCCATATGTAGACCAAGTAGTAGTATTTGAAGAAGATACTCCTTACAATCTAATTAAGGAATTACAGCCAGATTTAATTGTCAAAGGCGGAGATTATACTGTAGAAGAAATAGTAGGACACGATCTAGCACCAGTACATATTGTTCCTACTGTACAGGGTCATAGTACCACAAGAATTTTAGGAGATTTAGATGAAAATATTAATCACAGGGTATAAAGGTTTTATAGCCCAAAATTTAGGTAGATATTTACACAGCAAAGGTCACGAAGTAGAAGGATTTGACTGGATACCAAATACTCTTCCTGCTGTTGATTTTTATGATCAAATTATTCATCTTGGTGCTATTAGTGAAACAACATGTACTGATGTTGAAGCAGTAATGGATCAAAATTTAGACTTTTCAACAAGATTGTTAGGATTATGCGAAGCGCATGGAACTAATTTAATGTATGCATCTAGTGCTAGTGTATATGGTCCTTTAAAAAATTGTAAAGAAACTGCACCGTGTTTACCTAAATCACCGTATGCCTGGTCAAAATATCTTTTTGATCGTGTTGTAACTTCAGCTGATATTAGTAGTTTTGGATGTAGAGTGCAAGGATTTAGATATTTTAACGTATTTGGCGAATACGAAGACCACAAAGGACCTCAGGCTAGTATTTTTCATCAATTTCGTAAACAAGCATTAGGTGGGTGCATTAAACCTTTTGTAAATTCTGATAATTACTACCGAGATTTTATATATGTTGGCGATATTTGCAAAATTACCGAAAAATTCTTAGATATTGACGAGAGTGGTGTATGGAATGTAGGTAGCGGTCATGCAGAAAGTATTGGCGCGGTGGCAAAATTCATGGCCGAACGCATGAATGTACCTATAGAAGAGGTAGAAATGCCAACATCACTACTTGGTCAGTATCAAGAATACACATGTAGTGATAATACTAAACTTTTAAACACAATTGGGGACTTTAAGTTCACTACACCTTATGAATGGATGGAAAATGGCAACAAGACTTGAAGGAAAAATAGATAAAGGTTGGGGATTTGAAATAATCTGGGCAACAAATGACAAATATTGCGGTAAAATTATGGTTTTTGAGAAAGTTGGTGCAAAGTTCTCTATGCACTTTCATCGAGAAAAGGACGAAACATGGTTTGTTAATAATGGCCGCTTTATTGTTCGCTGGATTGACACAAAAACTGCAAAAATGAATATGCAAGAGTTAAAAGAAGGCGATACTTGGCATAATCCACCGTTGCAGCCACATCAATTAGAATGTATTCAAGCAGGAAGCTCGATTACCGAAGTTTCTACAGCCGATTCAGTTGAAGATAATTATAGAGTTTTTCCAGGAGATAGCCAAACAACTATGCCTGAGCCTCTCCCCACTTTAGAATAACATTTCCTAAAATAGGCACACCGCTAGTCTTACGTATATTAATAGCAAGTACATCAGGACCATTTGGAAATGCACCTCTACCGCCTAAACTTGTATTTGTAAGCTCTTTAATTGGTGATAGATCTAATTCTGAACGTTCTCCAGGCACAGCAATAAACTTAAAGATAGTTTCACCAGGTTTTGCATAAGCTGCTTCAGTAAGATTAAATGTAACAGTGTCGCCAGCAGTAAACGTACTTAACGCCGCTTGGTTTAATTCAACCACTGAATATGCTGTACCGTCAAGTGTTACTGCCTCTACCGAAGATATGATTGTACCAGCAGAGAAGTTTGTATCAGATACATCAATAGGAGTACCTGTTGTCGCACCTGTTGCTGTAAATGTAAGTGATGGAAATAGTAATTTTGTAGTTACTCCGGTTGGTGCACTATAAGTAAAGTTTGTTGTGAAGTTGTAAGAGCTACGACTGGTACCTCTGCTTATATTAATACGATCAGCCAGGTGATATCGTTCGCTATTGCCAAAGTAAGCAGTGCCAATGTTGCGTTGAATAGTTGTTACAACTGTATTGTCTCGATATATGTCACGGCCTTGGCCATCTGTGCCTGTTACTGTCATGCCTGGTTCAATAGCTAGATTATCAGCACTCTTAACATAGATATATGTGATATTTCTATTATAAACAGATGAGGTGCCTTGAATTGTTACATCTGCTGCAACAGTTGCAACATCTTCTGTTACAGTAGCTCCAACTCCCCAGTCAATCCCAGCACCAGAAACAACTTGTGCAAAACTAGGCTGTCCACCTTCAGCTTG